ACTGGCTGACTTGAACCAAGATTACTCTACTGGTTGGCCTGAAGTGAATACCATCCCCTTACCAAAGTGGATGTAAAACGGAAGTCACGGAGCTTCTGATCCCAGTGTAGGGGTGCTACACAAAAACCGAAGAAGGAGTTGCACATGCAACATATAATAAACAATGTCACTATACTTTACCCAAGGCTAAATCAGCCTTACCATTGGGACTCAACAGGTGGTAAGGAAGGAAAGGGTCAGACCGTTCCATGTAAGTGGGATACACCTGAAGCTAAATATGAAACAAGATTCATTATGGAAAAAGATGAGGCTTCTAAATTAGCAAAACTATGCCAACAGGCGTATAAGAATGCGATAGAAGATCCTAGAAATAAAAATTGGCCTAAAGAAATAAAGGCTTATCCTTCAGCAACTGTAAAGGAAGAAGATAAATATTATCAAGGCATCAGTGAGGCTGAGTTTCAAGGATGGACTAGACTTAGAGCGCAATTTGGTGGTGAGAAAACTAAGTTACCTAAACAGGTTGATGCTAAGAGAAATACATTCCCAGACGATTTTCAGTTAACCAGTGGGTCAAAGGCAAACATTGCTGTAACTATTTATCCTTACTCTGGAGGTAACGGAAGTGGCGTTGCGTTAAGGTTTAGGGCTGTTCAGGTTACGCATCTTGCAACACCAGAAGAGTGGGCGGCAATGACCAACAGAGAAGTGCAAAGTCCATTTGATGTTGTAGATGGGTATACGACTGACGATACATTTGTGTCAGCACCTGCACCAGTGGAAGACTTACTGGAGGATGACGAAATTCCATTTTAAGAAAGTACAGCTTGGCCCCACATGTTGGAGAGATGTGTGGGGTTGATTTCCATGAAACAATTTTGTAAGGCGGCAAAATGACAAATTTTAAGAGGGCAATCTGGTCTGAATATAGTCCACAAATAATTAGCTCATTAAATCTAAAGAAGGTTACCCAAGGAGAATACCACGGCTCATGCCCAAATTGCGGTGGCAAGGATCGGTTTTGGATTAATGAATATAACGGTGAGGTTAAGGTACAGTGTAGGCAGTGCGACGACTTCAAGGAAATAACACTGATCTTACAGGCTCAGGGCTTATGGCCAGAGAAGGAAAATGGTTTTACCGTGAAGGAAGTAGAGTGGCCTAGTGTCTCAACTCAACATCCCTACCTTGCCAAGAAGAAGATCGCACAACATAACGCACTGATCGACGGGAGTAACTTAGTTATTCCAATCAACAATTACATGGCTAGGAAGGTCGGAACTCAGACAATTACCCCTGACGGAACCAAGAAGTTCTCTAAGGGAATGCCTGTCATTGGTAACTTCAGCGTCCTTGGTGGTACGATTACAGACATAGCTTATATTGCTGAAGGGTGGGCGACTGCCGCATCTATTAGTGAGGCCACAGGAAAGCCAGCCGTGTTTGCTTTAAATGCCAATAACATTACGGAAGTCATTACGAATTTAAGAATAGCCAAGCCACACGCAGAGTTCATTGTGTGTGCAGATAATGATGATGCAGGGATTAAAGGTGCTGAAAAGGCGAAGGAAGATCACGGAACGAAATACCTACTACCGCCAAAGGGTATGGATTTTAATGACCTCTGGGTAGCTCAAGGTGCAGAGGCTGTACGAAATTCACTGACACCGAAGAGGTTTCAGGACACAGTATTCTGGGCAGATGATGCACGGCCAATCCTCACAAACAATTACCTGATCAAGAACTGGCTCGGTGCAAATCAACTGAGCTGTCTTTACGGAGCCTCGAATACTGGTAAGTCATTCCTAGCCCTAGATATGTCATGGCACATTGCTACCGGAAGAGAGTGGAACGGAAACAAAGTTGTCCAAGGCGTTGTGCTGTACATGGCAACAGAGGGTGGCAATAGCTTTAGGAATAGAGTTTACGCACTGAAAGATCATTACGGTGATGAGAATGCATTACTCGCAGTAAGGCCAAGTCCAGTCGATATGTTTAACAGTGACGTTGATCTGCCCACGTTGGAGAACTTATGCAGTGAGATTCAACAGGAGAAGGGCGAGATCGCACTGATTGTTGTGGATACATTGTCTAGGGCAATGGCAGGGGCTAATGAAAATACATCGGAGGATATGTCTCAATTCATAAAGAACTGTGACATACTCAGGAATATCTCTAACGCTCATCTTCTTATTGTTCACCACACTGGAAAGGATACTGCCAAAGGTGCTAGAGGTTCCTCTGCATTGAAAGCCGCATTAGATACAGAGATAGAGTTAGACGTTCAGCAAGATAGTGGTATCAGGACAGCACTCTGCACAAAGCAAAGAGATCTAGAAGGTGGGGCGGCATACTCATTCAGGCTGAACGTATCAGTCCTCGGTGTTGATCCAGACGGAGATGATATCACCACGGTAGTTATTGCGAAATGTGACGCTGAGGAATTAGAGGAAGCCAAGAAGAAAATACCAAAAGGTAAGAACCAGAAGCTGTTCTTAGAGTGCTTCAGGCAACTCAAGGCAGATAAACTTGGGCAACCAAATCCTGCTGGAACTGGGTGGCCAGAGCCACATACTTACTGGGTCATTCAGGAGGAAGATGTGCGTGAACACTTCACTGGAAAGTTCACTGGATCGAACCACAGAAGTGCTTGGAAACAGACTCTGGAGGCCATGATTTCAGGTGACTTTATCTGTATGAATCAGGGTCAAATCTGGCTGTTGGCGAAAGAGGGCAAAGTATGAAAAGCGTATGAAATGTTGAGTGTAATGAAATCAATGACTTACGAGTGTGTTTCATACGTTTCATACGCTTTTCCTACGCTTGTTCATACGCGTATGAATTGTAGGAATTACCTATAGGGTATTCCTACTTCATACGGAACCGCAAAAAGAGGATCATATGGGTAGTAAGACAGAAGACAGAAGGCCAAGGTTTAGGAGAGTTAAAGGTACAGAGAATTCAAGGGTCTTCTGGCATCCCTGTTCTGTGTGTGGTGACACCGATGCAGGGTTTGGTTTGGACGTTGAGATATTAAGGAATAACTTTGGAACTTGGTTCTGCGGAGAATGTAAGCCTGACGATTATTATAGAGGGAAAAGAAAATGATGAAGGCAAGTAAACTTTTAAGTGATGCATCTAAGTTGGTGAATGGAGATCGACAGAGTTCATACGGAACACCAGAGGATAGCTTCAAGAAGTTATCCGCATTGTGGAGTGCTTACCTTGATGTAGAAATAACACCACACGATGCCTGTGTTATGATGTCACTTTTAAAAGTTAGCAGATTAGCATATAAACCTAGTGAAGATTCGAGTACTGATGGTGCGGCATATTTATGCCTCGCTAATCAAGTGAGCTAACCCCTCTGCGTCTGGTCGCCTCTATGACGCTGTTTCTCCCAAAACTTTAGGGGGGTAGACTGACCCCTGACTCAAATTGAGTTGGGGGTCTTTTTTTATTTATTTTACATTTAGCACTTGACGGTGCTAGTGATTGCTAGTACTTATTGTTTATAGAAACAAACAAGGGAGATATAAAATGGGTTACGTTAATATAAAAGGTTCTGAGGTTTCACCAAAGTTTAAATTTGAGAGAGCAACAGATGGTGCATCTGGAGAGTGGGCAACTCATTTCCCAGCATGGGATATAAAGTATACTTGGAATGGTTGCGATTATGAGAATGTTGGAGTTGTGACTGCATTTACAGGTGATGGAGTGAAAGCCACAATAGAAGGTTATGAAACAGTATCAGGAACAGATCCTTTTACAGTTTTTGAAGAGGCAGTAAAAGAAGCTGAAGATTTTGATATAGAAGATTTTAGACGATAATTAATCAGGGGAGAAAATAAAACAAAATCAGCCTCACTTCGGTGGGGCTTTTTTTTTGCAAAATAATGTGTATATTGAAAGCACGGTTAACCACTGAGAAAAGGTTTAAAGGATGAGCGACGAAAAAAGAAAAGTAGGCAGACCAAGATTTGAGATAACTCCAGAAGTCTGTGAGAAGGTGGAGAACCTTTCAGCCCAAGGTTTAACAGTCGATCAAATAGCTCTTGTATTGGGTGTAAGTCACTGGACAATTTATGAAAGACAGAACGAATTTCCTGAGTTTTCTGATGCGCTAAAAAGGGGGCGTGGCAAGGGCGTTGCCAATGTGACTAACGCATTGTACACAAAGGCAGTGGATGGAGATAACACTGCCATGATCTTCTACCTGAAGAACCGAGCAGGTTGGGTGGACAAACAGGAAGTCCAGTCAACTGTTGAGCAGAGACATATCATAGATTTAACTAGGATTCCAAATGACCAACTTGAACAGCTTGAAAATGCATTTAAGCAATCTGACCTTGGAGCAAGTGAGGGCGGAGAAGTATCGGAGATCATTGAGGGAGTTTACGAAGGCTAGTTGGCCGTCTATCGAGCCTGCTCAACCTTTCATAAACAACTGGCATATCGATGCAATCTCTGATCACCTACAGGCTGTTGTGGAAGGTGATATCAAACGTCTGATTATAAATGTTCCCCCAAGACACATGAAATCTATTTCTGTGGCCGTGGCACTGCCTGCTTGGACTTGGACGAAGCAACCTGACAAAAAGTTCCTCTATGCCTCTTACGCAAGCTCTCTGTCGGTCAGGGATAGCGTTAAGTGTCGTAGGTTGATCGACAGTAACTGGTATCAAGATCATTTTGGCGATGCATTTGATTTAACCTCTGACCAAAACCAAAAGCAACGCTTTGAGAACAATAAGACTGGTGCGAGGATTGCAACATCGGTTGACGGGGCGTTAACTGGTGAGGGTGGTGATATAATTATCATTGATGACCCACATAATGTGAGGGAGAGTGATTCTTCGCTTGTCAGGCAGGGTGTACTGGACTGGTGGGATCAGGCGATGCAAACCAGACTGAACGACCCCAGAACTGGTGCATTTATTATTATCATGCAGAGAGTACATGAGAATGACTTAGCAGGTCACATTTTAGCTAACGACCTTGGCCAAGAATGGGATCACTTATGTTTGCCTGCTCGATATGAGATAGGCCACCCAACGCCAACGATATCAACACTAGGCTTTGCTGATCCCAGAACTAAAGAGGGAGAATTACTCTGGCCAGAGAGAGTAGATAAGAAAACACTAGACAGTCTAGAGAAATCACTTGGAAGTTACGCAAGTGCAGGTCAGCTACAGCAGAGGCCATCCCCGAAGGGTGGTGGAATCTTAAAGGCCAAGTGGTGGGTTCCTTGGGAGAGCCAAGACTTGCCGTCGAACATCGAGTACGTCATTCAGAGTTACGATACTGCATTCAGCACTAAGGAAACCGCAGACTACTCAGCTAGGACAACGTGGGGCGTGTTTAGACATGACGGCATGATGAACATCATGGTTCTTGATATGTGGTACGACAGGGTCAGCTATCCTGACCTAAGACGCATTGCCCAAGATTCATATGAGGAGTGGGAGCCTGACGCAGTGTTGATCGAGAAGAAGGCTTCAGGTCAATCTTTATTACAAGATTTACGCATGGCAGGAATACCTGTATTGGAATATTTACCTGACCGTGATAAGCAAGCCAGAGCGCACGCAAGTTCCGCATTGTTAGAAGATGGAAGAATCTACTATCCTTTTGACAAGAAGTGGGCTAAAGATTTAATTGACATTTGTTCAGCATTTCCTGCTGGAGATAATGACGACATAGTTGACACATGTACTCAAGCATGGCTAAGATTGAGAAAAGGTTGGTTTGTCAGCCACACTAACGATTACGAAGATGACGAATTTGTTGAAACAAGGAGGATGACTCTGTATGGCTAGGTCACCAATTTCACTCACTGAAAAGTTAGCACCATTTGCGGAAGCGACTCCAGCGGATAATTTCCAAGTTGAAGAAATATCAGACGAAGAGGTTCTGGTCGGAGATCCAGAATTAGACGATGGCATGATGGATGAGCCTGAGAATGAATTTGATTCCAATCTAGTAGAATCAATTGATGCTCAAGATTTATCCAGAAAAGGTCAGACGCTTATTTCTTATTATGAATCAGATAAGGAATCTCGATCTGAATGGGAAGAGCGATACAAAGATGGATTGAAGACTGTTGACCCTGACGGTGGCATGGATGAATCAGAAGATGAACGTGCGGCCCGTGGTTTATCTACAGTAGTCCACCCGATGATAGCTGAGGCGGCAACACAGTTTAACGCTAGAGCAATTGCAGAGCTATACCCATCTGGAGGCCCAGTAAAAACTGTTATTGTTGGCGATCCGAATCAAGAGCTAGAAGACCAGTCAAGACGTGTCAGAGAATTTATGAATTACCAGATTACTCAGGAGATGCCTGAGTATTTCCCAGACTTAGACCAAATGCTATTCCACCTGCCTTTGGTTGGTCAGACCTTCAAAAAGGTTTGGTGGGATGCGAATATGGGGAGGCAGTGCGCTCAGTTTGTAAAGGCTGAAGACTTTGTTGTGGCTCCTGAATCAAGAGACTTGTATACATCACCAAGGTATACTCAGGTTATTAGAATACCGAAGAATGACTACAACCGCTACGTTCAGTCTGGCTATTATCTTCCTGTTGAGTTTCACGGGAATGACATAGATCCATCTGGCGATACGATAGGCGAGATCGAGGGCATTGATCAGTACGGTGATACTCAGCAAGATGAAGTTGTTACATTGCTGGAAATGCATGTCTACGAGAAGTTTGACGGTGTTAGTGATTACGAGGACGACGACGAGGCTGACGAGAATTTAGTACACTTCCCATATGTCGTCACGATTGATTATGATAATCAGTCGATTGTCAGTGTCAGGAGAAACTGGAGAGAAGACGACGAGCGCAAACTTAGGAGAGATTGGTTTGTCTCTTACAAGTTCTTACCAGGATTAGGCTTTATGGGTTTTGGCCTGTACCACTTAATTGGTGGATTAGGAAAAGCGGCAACTGGCTCATTGAGGGCGTTACTAGATTCAGCGGCATTCGCAAATATGCAAGGTGGATTTAAGTTAAGAGGTCGAGTTTCAGGTGGCGAAGTTCAGGTTAATCCTGGCGAGTTCGTAGACTTAGACGCAACGGTTGACGATGTTAATAAAGCAATTATGCCATTGCCATTTAAGGAGCCAAGTCAGTCGCTCTTTAATTTGCTTGGATTTATTGTTCAGGCAGGACAGCGATTTGCTAGTACGGCTGATTTAAATGTTGGGGATGTAAACCCAAATGCGCCTGTTGGTTCGACGCTGGCTTTGATAGAGCAAGGTAGTAAGGCTTTTTCAGCCATTCACAAGAGGTTGCATTACGCTCAAGGTCAAGAGTTCAAATTACTTGCGGCACTTAACGCAGAGAACCTTCCTGAGTCGTTTACATTTTCGTTATCAGGCAGAAGCGAACAGATTTTCGCGGCTGACTTTAACGATCGCATTGACATCCTCCCTGTCAGTGACCCCAACATATTCTCAACTGCTCAGAGGATTGCTCAGGCTCAGGCTATTTTACAGATGGCTCAGTCAGCACCTCAGTTTCATAATTTATATAATGCATATAAGCGGATGTACGAGGCGATACGCATACCCAACATTGACGAGATACTGAAGAAACCTGAAGAGGCTGTTCAGATGGATCCGATTGATGAGAATATGTCAGTTATGTATGGCAAGCCAATTCGTGCGTTTCCTGAGCAAGACCATGATTCTCACATTGCTGTCCATATACAGTTTATGCAAGATCCATCTCTGGGCGGCAATCCAGGAGCGGCTCCGATGCAACCTGTGTTAGTTGCTCACATTGCAGAGCATATTGCGTTACTTTACAGAGTTCGTATGGAGGCTGGTATTGGCATGGAAATGCCGCCAATGCCTGACTTTAAAGATCCAGACTTTACATTTGATGATGTGAACCCTGAATTAGACAGGTTAATTAGCCAGAGGGCGGCTCAAGTTGTACAGGCATCGCCTCAAATGCAACCAATTCCTGCTTTACAGGCGGCTATGCAACAAGGTCAGCAACAGGGTGATCCACTGCAATACGCACAACAGCTTGCACAATTAGAGACTGAGGCATTAAAAGCTAGAACTCAATCGCAGATACAAGCAGATCAGGCTAAAGCGCAATCAAATATCCAGATTAAACAGGCAGAAGCACAACAGAAAATGCAAATCGAGCAGGTTAAGGCTCAGGCTGACCTACAGGCCAAGGTAGCGAAGTTGGAGACTGAATTACAGTTAGAACGTGAGAAAAACGCGGCTGAGATTCAGTTAGAGCGAGAGAAGAATGCGGCAGAGCTACAGATGGAGGCAATGAAGAACAATGGCATATGATATGTTGGCCTCTATAGCACCGATTAATCCACAGGCATTTGGCCCTATTGTACAGCAGGGTCAGCCTCCACAGGGCGGAAGGCCACAAGGCCAACCTCCACAGCAAGGTGGAGATGTAATGACGCAGTATTTAATGAATAAAGTCGCTGAGATTAGAGGCGACAGAGGTCAGGGCGCATTAGGAGGCGTTATGGCATCTATGGCTCAACCGCAAGTAAGAAGAGGATAGTTTTATGTGTTTTGGTGGTAAAGGTGGTGGTGGACATCAAGGTGGCGGATCAAGTCAAGAAGATGGTGAGGTAAGAAAAGCCCACAAAGAAGCAGGGATTCCAGCGGCTGAGACAAGACGTTACTTTAGAGAGAAAGAAAACCCAGCGCATATGAGAAACAAAAATGCGGCTGGCGGCAATACATCTGTTTCGCATTCTAGGGATGAAGGTGGAAACTTAGTGGCGAAACAAGTTGATTATGGTCAGGGAAGTTTTGCTCCACCTCAAGGCGTTAGGGAGGGTGACCAAAGTCTAGCTATGAACCAACAAAAAACAATTCGTAGAGATTTTATAAGAGATAATAAATTTTTACCTGACCGAAGCTCATTAAGTGACAACTTAGTTGCTCAGAATTTAAGTAGAACTGAGAAATACAAAACTACGTCCGATCAATTTAGAGGTAAAACACCTGGAGAAATAGAGGCTATCAGAGCGGCAAATAGGGCTAAAGATCCTACTGACTTAGATGGCGATGGGAGTAGGCTTACATCTACTGATAATAATTTTGTTGTTTACGGCATTGGCACGACGACAAACCCTGACGGGAGTATGAAGGGCGATGGCGCACAGCCTGCTATTTATGACCCAAATTTACCAGAAGGTTACCGAGGTATTCCACAGGTAGACCCTAATAGAAAGTCAGACAAAAATCTAACTATGTTTGGTAAAGCTATGAGGACGGTAGGTAAGCCAGTGATTGGTGCGTTATTACCAGGTGCAGGTGCGTTGATGTTAGCTGATAGATTTAGCGATAAGATTCCAAGTTTTTTAACTGGGGGCGATGCGCCTGGCAGTGCTAATGATCAGGCTCTATTGCGTCAAGAAGAACAAAGATCTGCGTTTCCTGTACCAATAAATTCAAAAGTTGCACCACCAACTAGAGAATTTAAGTCATATGTGGATTCAAGGAATTTAAATCTGGGTTCACTGGGTGGCATTAGTCCAGAGACAAATAATATTGGCGCAAGTTCGGCTACAGCATTAAGTTCGATGGGTGGAGCAGAGACTGACCTAGCAATTAGCACATTACCTAATCGCCCACAATTACGTCCAAAAATTATGGCAAACAATCTTGATGATGCTAATAAATATGGGGAAACAATTACAGTAGATGGTTACCCGAAAAAATATGCACAAACAGTGCCAGTTTCAACGTATTTTAGAATGAATGACCCATTTGGAGATTATAATGATGATAATTTTGATCAGGTAATGCCTCCATCAGACGAGCCAGAGACAAGTTCATCATCACCATATTTTAATTATACAGAATGGACACCAAGTGACCCAACATATTTAGGTACAAGTTCTTACGGTGGTAAATGGTCAACTGGTGCTTCAGGTGTTGCAAGCACTGCTCCCACAGGAATATACAGTGATGGTGGGGCATCAGCGCAAGTCCTAACAGATTTCTACAATGATAAGACAGGACAATATTACACGGCTCCTAATGCTGGCTTTTACGCTGAAGCAGGATCTAACTGGAAACGAGGAAGACCTACCTCCTCATACGCATAGAAGGAATAAAACAATGGCAATGACAAAAGAGCAATTACTAGAGCAAATGGAAATGGATCAAATGATTGCCGAAGCTGAAATGGCTGGTGATCCATATATTCAAGATGATCGTGTTCAGCTTTCAGCAGGGCCAGAAGGAACTGGCGATAATATGTACAGAGATATGGGTGCAATAGATCCGAGCCAGATGAATACAGGCGCAGGAGATATGGGGGGCATTGAGCCAGAAAACATAAGCAACGAAGAGCTTATGATGGCCGAAGAGTTTATGAACTCCTTACCTCCCGAAGAGAAGAAAGGTTTTATGGATTTGTTTATGGCAAAACCAAGAGAGGCACTAAATGCTGTTATGGATACTTTAAGACAAGTGTTTGATCGTGAAGAAGAGGAAGGTTATGTTCCTGATCAATACATTAGTTACGATTCTGAAGGTAACGCCACGATTGGACAACGTAGTATAGCCAAGTCTAGTGGGCCTGCTACAGATTTTAGAGGAACAGATCTTTATTCTGACTATAGGTCATACCCAGATACAGTAAGAGGACGAGATAATATAAAAAGAAGAATTGATATGGATATGGGGCAACCAGTAGTACCTAGAAGAATTGTCGATGGAGGTGAATACGAAGACTATAATGATCCAGAGAACGATGCTATTTTCGACCGAGGAAAGCTAGAAAGAGCGCGTTTTCAAAGTCAAGATCGTATCGCAGAAATAATTGGTAGGGAAGAATTGAAAAAAAGAATGATGGATTCTTATTATGATGAAAATCGCCCTCCAAATTTTGGAAGATTAGAAAGTGATGCTCGTAGAGGCGTGTTGAATAAACTTGATAGGTAAGATGTGTAATATAATTAATAAAGGAGAATAAAATGGCTGAAGTAAATGTAGAGAACATGGAAGAGAATGCACAACTCTTCGAAGAGAAAATGGGCTTTGCTCATACTGCGGATGGTTTGCAAATGACTGACGATCAGCTTGTGAACTTCCTATTGCTCTGTCACCATGACCAGTACAACATGTCTGACGACGAGGAGTACGAAGAGGAAGACATGGATGAAGGCAAGGACGTTAAGGTCAAGGTAATGAAACTTGGCGGTGGCGATGTGCATGAAATGATGAACAAGATTCTTGGTGGGTAATGCCAGTTAAGAAGGTTAAGGGCGGTTACCGATGGGGCAACTCAGGTAAGGTCTACAAAACGAAGAAGCAAGCAGAGCGTCAGGGCAAAGCTATATATGCCTCTGGCTATAAACCAAAAGGAAGGAATACAACATGAAATGGATTATGAACAGACTATCTGAGCCGTCATCTTGGGGTGCTATTGGCGTTGGTGTAATTGCTGTAGGAACAATAGTAGGCATCGGTGAGTTGGTTTTCGTCGGGTTGGGCTGTGCCATACTTGGCCTGATTCTCTCAGAAGAAGCCAAAAAATAAAATGGGCTTGGCTAGTAGTTTAGCAAAACTTACAGAAGAAGGTTTGAAGACTTTAGATTTTGGAGCATTAAAAAATCTTTTAAATCGTTATTATTCGAATCTGGACAGAGGAAGTAAGCTAACTACACGAGGCCAAGTGCAAAATACTGACTTAGGTCGCATAAAAGTTAATGTTGGTAGAGTTCCATTAGAGGAAACAGGTCGAACAATTATTTATCCTAATGATGTTGTTGATCCATTACCACTTAACCTTGAAAAACTGTTAAAAGAAGATGCAGTTGTTATTCCAACAATGTGGGATAGAAGTGATTTAGGTGTTTTAAAACGTGTTAACGAACAGGATCTGGCTTTTGATGTTCCTCTTGAAGCTGGTTACAAATACCCTACTACAAGATCTAACTTTGAGGCTAACAGATATGGGGCAAGCAACCAAAGTCCTGTAACAGTTGTAATGAATGCCGCAAAACGAGCTTCTGGACAAGTTGTTGATAAAAAGACTGGCGAGATTATAAAAGAGGGTAAGCCAGTTTACGGTGTTTACACCAATATGGGTGGAGAAAGTAACGATTACTCAACAATGGTTTCAGACACGTTACTTGCTATGATGCCAAGTTCAAAAATGACAAAAAAATCAATTAAAGAATTTGATGAACTTATGTCAAAAGAAATAGACGATTGGCCTGGTCTTAAAAACATTCAAGAGAACCCATCTAGAATGGAAGAC